TGCCGAACCTTATTGACGTTTCATTATTTAATTGTCTCATACCATCTAATAAATTCATTCTAACAGCACTATCTAATCTTCTTGTCCTTCCATTTTCATACATAACTAAACCATTATGCCCTACATCTTTCATTATTTTTCTCATTTCACTTGTGAAAGTTTCTTTTCCTTGTGTAATTGCTAATATTCCTCTGTCAATAATTTCATAATAACTTTGTTCTATATTTTTAAAATGTAATTGCCCATCTAATCCTTCAAATAAAAAACCTATTCCTCTTGTTCTAGATATATTCAAATATGTTTGTGCTGTTAAATCTCCTATACTTTTTACTTGTTCTTGTAATATTAAATCTCTACTATATGGTATGTAATCCATTCCTCTGTATCTATAAAACTCTTTCGCAAATTGCTTATTTCCTTTTGCAACTTCTTCAAATATCTTATATATATCTTTAACATTTCTTCCACTAACTCTTGCTAACTCATTTGCTATTTTTTCATAACTTCCTCCATATTTTAACATTTGTCCTAATTGGAATGCTTGGCTAGGTTTTAATGTAGATATATATTTTATATCTTCACCTATTTTTTCTAATATATAAGCATTTGTTTCTTCTATTCTATTTACCAAATGTTCTGCTAATTGTTCTTCTATTTCTTGACTTAACATATAGGATTACCTCCTATTCTTCTTCTTTTTTACCCAATATTTCTTCAACACTTGGCTCACTTGCTTTTATTTCTTCTATTGCTTTTTGGCTTTCTTCTATTGTTTCGTCCGGTTTCATCCATTGTCTTATTTCTGCATTTCCTATTATTCCTTTACTATTTGCAGTAATTAATTGTCCAAATGTTTCTTGGCTATCTTCTAATAAGCTATAATCCCAATCAAAATCTAATTCATATTCTCCTTGTGGACTTAAATTATAAGCATTAGCAAGTATATTTGCACTATATAAAAAATCTTCTATTGCTTTTTCAATATTACTCCTCATATCATCTACTAATGTAAATGTATCATACATACTTCTTTTTATTTCAGTCGCAGTTGCATTTTGGGTATTAACCTCACTTAATATTCCTGCACTTGTTCCTATTTCGTGTTCTAATCTTCTATATAATTCTTCTAATCTATCTGTATATGGCCTAAAAGCAGGGTCAAATACTTCCCAAAAACTATCTTCACCTGCATCAACTTTTTTGAAAATTCCATTTATAGGCAATGCATCTTTTCCATTAAACATTGTCACATCGGCTCCTACAAATACTTCTTTCAACTTATATTCCCTAAATAACTGCTTCATTGTTTCTTTTATCTCTTTTATTGTGTCCTCGCATCCATAAGTTATTGGTACACCATATTTGTCATTTGTTTTTCTATTATTTACAGGGCTTTTTAGATATCCAAATAATACCTTATCAACTCCTGTTATTGTAATGCTTTCTGTTATATTTTTCCAAAAATCTGGTACTGGTATTTTATTTCCTTTTTCATCCGTAAAATCTTGTTTTATTGTAATTGTTCCATTTTTTATTCTATAATTTGTCCATCTCAAATATGTTTTTGGATTTCCATATTGTTTCTGTATTACTTTTTTATCTGCTAATATTGTAGCTCCTGTTATATTATCACCTTCCATTTGGTCTATCGTCAATCTATTTTGCGATACAATATTATAATATATTTTTCCACCTTTAACATAAGGTATTATTAAAACTCCTCCATAACCAAATCCCATTGATGTTATTTTCTTTGCTTTTTTCCACATACTTTGTGTAACCTTATCTAATAAATCTACTCTAGCATTTTCTCCTGTAATATTTACATTACTATCATTTATTACATAATTTGCTAACTTATTAGAAAATATTGCATTAAAATTTATGCTATTTATTTTTTCATATTCTATTGCATATTTTTCATTATCTTCAATTTCTTTTTGTGTTGTTTGTGTTTGAATACCAAATATATTAAGTATCCACATTATAATATTTTTAAACACTTCTTTTCCTCCTTTTTATCCAAAATAATTATCTGTCTTTGCGTGACATACAATACATAATGTTATACAATTATTCTTATCCATTAATAATTCTGGATATTTTTTTCTTGATTTTATATGATGTACCTGCAACCTTTCTTTACTGCCACAATATTGACAAGTATAATTATCTCTTTCTAATATTTTTTTTCTAAATTCTTTATATTTTTTTTCTTTCTCTTTAACATCTTTACTTCTTTTATTATATTTTCTTTTTTCTTGTTCTGTTTTTTGAATTTTATATTTTTCTAATTCTTTTTTTAATTTAATATTTTCTATTATTAATTTTTTATTATTAGAATTTAATAACATATTATTTATTTGTTTTAATTCTTCTACTTCTTTTGTTAATTCTAAATATCTTTTTTCTAATTCTTTTATATTCATATTACCCACTTAACTTGCTCTTTTTCTTTCTGTTACATCATTAATCTGTCTCATAAATTTTGTAAAACTATATTCAAATGCATCTAAAGTATCAATATCACTTGTAAAATCATCTAACCTTGTATCTTCTTTTGCATCTTCATCCCATAATGCACTACTTAATGCTTCAACTAATGTGTCACATTGTCCATCTATATACCAAAACATATCATAAGCAATTATAGTTCTTTCAAGGTCTATTCTATCATTTATTGGCTCTTTTATACATCCTCTCACCAATGCTTTTAATCCTCTTTCTTCTGCTCCTCTTTTTAGTCCTCTAATCAATACAACTTCTTCATTATCTGGAAATATGTAATCAATATTACAATTATACAAAAATTCCATTTTTTTTGCAAATTCTATTTGTAATTCAAATAAATCATCAGGGTCAATATCTCCCATATGTTTTTCACTACCTAAAGCTATAATAGTTTTAAAATCATAGCTAATTCTAGTACATACAAATGCTTGACCAGACTTATTCCCTCCATAATCTACTCCTATTACAGTATAACCTTCTGGTAATATATAATTATCATCTTTATCTTTCTTAATCCATTTATACTTACTTGGGTTATCTGCAAATCTTCTATATATTAATCCTTCTGCATTACACCATTGTCCTAATATTAGCCTATTATAGAATACTGTTCCTTCATACTCTTTACATAAGTTATCTACAAATTCTTTACTTAAAAAAGGATTGTCAAATATTGTATAATTCTGCACATAAGCATCTATTCCTTTTTCTTCAATCTTATCTAAAAAATCTGTTTTTAACCAATGTGTTTTACTTTCTGGATTTAACGAACCATCAAAACAACTATATGGCTTATCTAGTGACGCTTGTATCATAATAAATACATCTTGGTGCCATTTTGCAACCTCATCACCATAAGCATACTTTATTGATGTTCCTTGTATTTTACTAACTTGATTTACTTTTTCACATCCTAAACAATAAACTTCTTCACCGAATAAATAAGCTATGTTTTGGCTGTTAGCAGAAGTAATTAATTCATTACCATATATTTCTCTTAAAGGCTGTAAAACATTTCTTTCAATTGTTCCTTTACTTACTCCAAATATTACATTAAGTCCATCCTTCCCTTTTCTTTCAATTATTCTTTTTGGTATCATATAAAGTATATCTAAATAAGTTTTACCACATCTTCTTGCTCCAACTTTTAAATTATATCTGTGATTACAATTTTTTATAAACTCTTTTTGCTTATCACTTATTATCATTTACTTGCTTCTTCCTCTATTTTATTTAATAACTCCTCTACTTTAACAAGCTGTTTACTTTCTACTTCAAATGTATCTTTTTGTCCTAGATATTGTTTTCCTAACCATAATGCCATCGTTGCATTTTTCTCTGCTAATTTATATTGTATTCTCCTTAAACTCATTTTGCCATTATCTTGCCCCTTTTTATATATGCGACAAAATTCTTCATCTCTTTGTAATGTTCTAACAGATAAATTTAAAAAACTGGCAATTTCTTCTTGCGTACATTGTATATTGGCTAACTTTTCTACTGCTTCATAATCAATTACCTTTTTTGGTCTACCTGCCACGATTTCACCTCCATTGATAAAGCAACTTGCAAAAACCTACTATAAATTTTTCTATATTTTAATTTAATTTTTTTGATAAATATAAAAATGGTGTATCACATAATGCTATAATTGTTTCTATTATACATCCTAATATTTGCATTTCTAATATTGTTACTAATGGAAATACACCGACAAATGCTAGTATACCAAATAAAAAGTTTTCAGTACAATTACATAATATAGTTGATACATTATTACTTAACCATAACTTATTAGGAAATTTCTTCCTTAACTTATCAAATAAATACACATCAGCCATATTACTTACAAAATACATTACTATACTTGCAATACTTATTCTGCCACTAAAAGTGAATAGTGTTTTTAAGCTATCATTTACAAAGTCTAATTCATTTGGTATGTATGCTATTGCTAATTGCATTACAATATTAAACAAAACTATTGACAATAAACCTAATATAACTGCTTTTTTTGCTGTATCTTTGTCATACTTAATAGTTAATATATCTGTTGCTAAAAAACTAGATGCAAACAATACACTTCCTAAACTTGTAGCAAATCCAAAAAAATTTACTTGCTTACAGGCCATTATGTTTGCTACTATTACTGCCATTGCAATCCATACATACAGTCCTTCTTTTTTAAAGAATTTTTCTAGTAAAACTACTGCTGTAAAGCATATAATTATGCTAATTCCTCCAATCAAAATGTTCATCTGTTTCCTCCTTATTTTTTTATAGTAGGTTTTTGCAAACTACTTATTACTAATCCCTATAATCTACAAAATGGTGTTTTACACTTTCGCCATTATCTATCATAATACATTGTCCTGTCATATTTTTATTTTCTACTGCTATAAAATATACCCATTTTGCACTATCTTCTAATTTCATACTTCTTTCTAATAATGTTAATTTTTTTACTTCTTCTACTTTTTCTGGGTGATTAAAAAGTCCATCAAAATCTGTTTCTACTAATTCTAATCCTAATAAATTAACTGGAATTTTGTATAACTCGCCTAATCTATTTGCTAAATTTATTGTATATGAATTTCTTGCTCCATTTGACGCACAATAAAATGGTAAATCTACTCCTGTAACAGAACACCCACTTCCTATCATTACTACTGACTTTATTTCTGGTTGAAAACAATATTTTTCAGCTACATTTATGTAACCTTTTATGTTTGTATCCAATGCTTCTTCTTCATTAATTGTTCCTGCATTGTTTATTAATATGTTTATATTTTTGATGTCTGGTAATTGTTCTGTATATCTTACATCTGCTATATAATGTGTATATCTTTTATTTTTTATAGAACTTTTTTTTATGTCTATACCATAAACTATGTGTCCTTCCTTTAAAAATTTTTCTGCAACAGCTTTTCCAACCCCACTACTTGTTCCTGTTATCAATACTTTTAGTCTTTGCATACTTTCCTCCATTTGTTATAATAATGTGTTTGTTTTTTCATTGCTTCTTTATAATTTTCAACAAAAACTATTTGTCTTTTATTTTTAGAAAATTCTTTTGTAACTTTTCCTTTGTTTCCTATTCTTCCAAATACTCCAGCCTGAACCCAACTACTACTGTCTACATAATCAAATGGTACTTTATCTAATACTTTTTTCCTTGTCATACCTAAGCAGTGTAATTTACAATTATATTGTTTTGCACATTTTAAAAACATTATATATTGGTCATCTCTAATTTCTTTTCCTGCAAATCC